CCTCCAATAAAATAAAGTCCTGAAATTAAAAAGTTATTGAAATCCCGACCTGTCGAATATTCATTACTTCTTGTGACACCTGTACCCATCCCGTAATCACCAACTTTAGTTAGCCTGCCAGCAGTAGTATCAGCAGGGGACGTGGTTACGTCATAAGTTATAGCTGTACCTAAGCCATCCACGATAGTATCCCAAAATGCAGTATTCGTAGGAGCATTACCAGTTGTAACTTCAGCACAAATATAAATAAGTCCGTTATAGCTTACAAAGTCTAGCGGCTTGTAGGTAGTAGCAGCCGAATACGCCCCTCTCCAAAGAGGTTTTATTTTACCTAAATTAATCTGTGCCATAGTTAGTCCTTAGTAAGTTATGATTAGTTCGCCATTTGCATTGAATGCTACACTAGTTATTGCAGCATCACTATAGTTAAGAATAAAATCACCGTTAGCATCTATAAAGCTAGTACCTATCCCTAAACCTAGTAGTGCATTAGCTTGTGCTTGCATAGAACCTAAAGTTGAAATAGAGTTGAAAGCAGTTGTAGCTGATTGCGCCGCGTTGGCCTCTGCCTCTAAAGCACTTGCTGCATAACTAGGAGCTGCTTGTATTGCAGATAAGTTATCTGCATTAGCTGTTACATCAGTTATATTACCTGCAACTGTGTTAACATCTGCTATATTTACATATAAAGTATTTAGTTCAGCTAGGGGTAAAGTCTGGTAATAAGCAGAGAAGGTATTTATATGATTATTTAGAATTGCATCTGATGTGTCTCGGTCTATAGCTTCCTGCACAATTCTTTCTTTTAGCCTTCTCAGTTCAGCTGCTGCTTCCTTTACTAAGTTAGTATCTAAAGGAGTGGTAACTGCGTCTACAACTGGCATAAATTTCTCCTTGTTATTATCTGTTTAGTATGTTATCAGCACGTACATCCATAAGTGCCTGCATATATAAGTTGTTGAATCTTTGCTTCTCGTCTGCCTTACCAATAACATCAAATAACATGGAGGCCGCACCTAAAACAATAGCGTCTGTATAGTTATCAGCTATCCAACTAGAGTAATCTACAAGGTTAGGCTTAGTTAGGTAAGATACGTTCAACTGTTCCATAGAGTTAACACGTACATTTATAGTAGTGCCTGCGAGGTAATAGCTATCTTTAGTTAGTCCGCCATACATATCAAATAAGTTGTCTACACTTATCTTAGTTAGGGCGGCTCTAGTTGGAAAGGTCTCTACCGCTAGTTCTCTCCTAAAGCGGACAAATGGAGCCTCTTGAATAAATACTTGGTACACGCCTAGCTCTTCCTTAAAGGTTGGAGTAACTATTGCGTTTAGAATATCTGGCACGTATTCGTCTGAATTGTGTGCTCTAGTTGTTGCTGCCTTTACTGCATAAGTAGTCTCTGCAGCTAGGTCTGGTCTGTTAGTAATAGTGAAAACAGCATCAGATAACTCCTGTAAAGTTACTGCCATGAGATTCTCCTACAAGAAAGCCCCAACTAAGGGGCTATGAGTATTAAAAGCAACTAAAGCTTAACCTACAGATGCAGCAGTTAAGCCTTTAATTACTGCGTAAGCAGCTGGGTTACGACAAACGGTTGTACACTCAGTAGTTAGCGTACCACCTGTAGCGTCAACTGCGTTGTTAGTAGCCTCTTGACCTTGAGCATTGTATACCTTAGAGGCAGTTTTACGCCCAGCTAGGTATGCAAGGTTAAAGGTAACTAAGTCAACTGCAACTGCCATAGCTGACCAAACAGCATTACTATTAAACAGTGGATGTTCAATTAATCTGAACGTACCACGAGTAGTTTTAAAGGTAGAGAACTGTAGTCCCCAAGAAGTTTGACCGTCCATCAACTGATAAGTACCATTCTTGCGAGCAATCTGGTTAATTACCGTCATAGCTTTAGCCCCTACAAATAAGATTCGCTCGTTTGCGTGCTTAGGGTCAGTAGTTTGGTCAAAGACTGGGTCTAACATAGCTTCAAACTGTGTAGCATTCGTAGTTGTCCCTGCAGTGTGAATGTTAGCAGCTGCGTTAGTTGTGATGATACTAACTAAACCATCCATAGTTCTCAAAGGCTGACCGTTTAACGTACCATTATACTTTTGAGAGAAGAAGATAGCTTTTTCAATATCAGCAGCGTGGAAAGCAGCACAATCTTGCTTGTTCTCTGCTAAGTTACCATCGCCTGCAATAACTTCTGTAGCTTGAGCAGTACCTGTTAACGCCCAGGCATTACGAATAATCTGGGTTAAGTTAGTAATGCGGATAGGGTCTAAGCGTAATGCTTGAGGGGCTGTTGAACCCTCTTCCTTGGCGTTACCTACCTGATACAAAGTTTCACCACTAGCAATATTTGCTGCTGCGATAGTACCAACTGCACGACGAACAGTAATGTCAGTAGCGCTATCTACAGAGATAACTAAAATGTTCTCCATAGTTGTAGGGTTCTGAAGAATCATCCCAGGTACTAAGTTAGCTGTACTTACACCTGAGATTGTAGTAGCAGCAGCTAAAGCAGTAGCCCCGCCATTAGTTAAAGATGGAAATAACATTACTTTAGCAAAGTAGCCATGTTCGATTTGTAACGCTGTTTCATCTTTAAGCATAGAAGTAAAGCCAAACAAAGGTGCTTGACCGTTAGGCATGATGCGCGTAATCATAGCCGCGAAAGAGGTTTTACCCAGCAAATCTGGAGTCTTTGCTAAGTCGATAGAACCTACGGAATTAAATTGCCCTGTAGCCATAATATGTATCCTTTACATTAGTTAAAAAGTTTAGCCCCAACTTGAGAAGTCTAACTCAGGAGGTAGCTTATTAGTATCTTGTGGGTTAGGTTGAGGAGCTACTACACTTGCGAATTTCGTTAGATATTCTTTTGCGTGCTGCGTAATTTCGTTGGCAGTTGCATTAGGGTATTTAGCTGTAAGTTGGTTTTCGAGTGCTTGTAACACGGGTGCTACAGCGGGGTCGCTATACATAGGGTTTTCTTGCTGCATCGTTTGAGATACATTAGCTTTTTTGATGTGTTGTGGCAAGCTGGCCGTAAAGTTCTCTACAGTTCTATTTAGTGCATTGTTAATTAGGTGCGAAGTTGTTTCAGTTGAGTTAAGATATGCATTTCTGCTAGTTGTGTTTAGCACATTAGCTAATGTTTTAATAGCAGCTTCACCTCCGTTTGCAATTGCACTTAATTGCTCCGGGGTAATACTATCAGTAAAGTCCATCTTGTTAGCTACTTCAGCTAACTTAGCCCTGTCAAAGGTTAGAACATTTCCAGCGTCTTCTTGCCCGTTGGACATATTATCCCAAATATCCTTATAGGCATCTAGTGGTGATGAAGCTTCTTGTCCGTTGGCCTCTTGGCGGTGCGGAGTGTTCTCTGCATTAGGTACAGTTGTGTTGTTAGTTACTCCTTCTGGTTGTTGAGGTTGCTGAGATTGCGGGTTAGCTTGCGGTTGTTGTGTGTTGCCAAACAATTTGTTAAGAATGCTCATGGTTTATTCCTTCTGCGTTAAAGTTTCGTTAATTGTTAAAAGAAATCTAAGTACACCAATCTCACCCTGTTTTTCCGCTTCTGCTTGCAGAAACTTCTCAGGGTGTTCATGGTCATAGGTTAGATTCAATCTTCCGTGCGCAGCTTCAGAAAGAAGGTTTTGTATATAAGCCTTCTGAAGTACGGTGAAGTCGGTAGCAGTTACAATCTCTTCTGGAGTTAGTTCGTAACTTTCAAATAGGTTATCCTTCCTGTTGGGTTGCATCTTGCTGCTCCTCCTGCATTACTTGCTCTAAGATAGTTTTGTCTTCTGGCTCTTCGTTAGTAGGTTCACCTGTTCTAGGGTCTAAGCCAAAATCCGCCGGGTTGGGTTGAGGTGCTTTAAATTCAACTCCTTGTTTTAAATACTCCATAGCTGTTTGCTGCCAAGTATTAACTGCGTTCTCATAGGCTATCTGTTCAGAAGGCTTCTCAAAGTCTCCAATGTTAGCTCCCTGCGATTTAAACAGATAAGATACTAGTTTACCTAAGTTGTATTCAGCCCCTAGCTGTGGGCTAGACCCTAATACTTGTAACGCTGTGTTAAAGGCGTCTCCATTTAATAACTTATCTGAGGGTAGTAGGCCATCGGATAGCTTAAATTTAACTATCGCCTTTCTTAGAGTTACAGGGTCTACATCTATGTTAGCCTTCTTACTTTCGCTAAACAGTGTAGTTCCGCCTTGATATTGTAAGATGTTTAACTTTAGTATTTCTTTTAAGGGAGTAAAGAACTGAGCTTCTAAGGTTAGGGAGATAGACTGACTTCTGCCATTAGCATTGGCCATAACATCTGAATACTCTTCCCTAGTTTTATTACCTTTTACAAACTGCCCTTGCTGTGCTTTGTTCTGACCAGTAACTACATCAGCTAGGCTATTAACTAGCGATACTTCTTGTAAGATACTGCTAGACATTCTATCGTTAAAAGGAAAAGGTTTGAACGCTGCATCAATACTAGCACCATACGCGGATTGCTTAAGTGGGATATTAGCAATCGGATTAGGATTGTTCATATCTTTGGGGCTAATCATTGAGGGGTCATAAACCGTTCTATCATATACAGCCCTACGCCTAGAAGCTAGAGTTGTGTTCATAAGAGTAGAACTTATAGACTGCATAGGTGCTACATTTTCTGCTAAAGACTTAGTCTGGTAACTTAACCCGTCATCGTAAGGCTGCATAGCTAAAATCGGTAGCATGTTATGTGCGTTAGTCTGCCTTTCAGCATATATGATAACAGCGTCATTTACAATTAAGAACTTCCATATTTGCGGAGTCTTAGAGGCTGGAGTATGAATGTTAAAGTCATCTGGAATAATACGGGCATACAAGGTAGTTAGTTCATAGGAGTCTTTATACTGTATCTTTGTCTTACCTTTTTCATCCTCATACCCAGCCCAAGCCATCCAGTTGTGGTCAGCTACAATATTATTTAAACTATCCCCAAAGATATTAGCGTTTACCTGAGGTATTGAGTATCTTGCAGTAGTTGGAGATTCAAACGCCGGAACAACATTTGCTATTAAGTGCTCAGTTAACTCATTTATAAAGGCTTTTAAAGCTGTGCGCGATTTTCTACTTGTATAACCAATGAACTCGCCTTCATGTGGTAGCTGTCTTGGAGTAACTCTCGTATCCCAGAAGGTATTATAAATATCTAAATGCTTTATTGCGTTACCTGCCCAGATAGTCTCAACTGGTTTAGCTCCAGCTACAGTTGTGCTTATAGAGGCTGTCTTTATCTCATCCCAAACAACCTCTGCAAAACCTAAGTTATATTTAAATCCATCCCGCATAGTTTGCTGTAAATCAAGTACCCAACCGCCCTTAGTTTGCTGCTCCTCTATTACAGCTTCTAGTTGCATAGCTGCGTCTATGTATTCTGGAGAACTTACAACTCCAAACATAGGACTGCCAGTTAGAAATACAGAGGACTGATAAGTTACAGCGGCCTCTACCTGAGGCATTACTACAGGAACAGTTAAGTTCTGTAAGGCTTTTGCATTGCCTAGGATATTCTGTAACTTAGCGTTGAAAGCTTCAGTTGTCATATCTTCTTCTCTGGAGTAGAGTAGGTCAACCTGTCTAAGTCTCTCTGTTATCGCCCAGTTACCTTCAAATAAAGTTCTGCAAGATTTGTAATATGTAGTTAGTCTTGATTGTGTAGTTGAAGATAGTTTAGTTAAACTAGCGTTACCTGCCATTTCTTTTACCTCGTATTTATATCTGGTTGTATTTGTATCTAGTCACTTAGTTAGTACGGACACCTTAGTGATGACTCTAGGGCCGAAATATCGCTATAATCTTCTATCATAGCTTGCAGGTCAGAACCTATAACTATATGTTGCCCCATCTCTGCTAATACCCTAGGGGCATAAGTTAGTAAGTCAAGAATACCGTCCACATTGTCGGACTTCAAAGGGTTGAATTGCGCTATCTGCATTAGTACCTTTGATCTAACCTCGTCTGAAATTAGTACCTCTGGCTGCTCAGCAGTTAGTTGTTTAAACATATTTAAAATTCTTGTATTCTTGGATAACGCACCTGAGTATATAGGTTCGAATTTAATCCCAGTTATCCCCAACTGCGTTGCTACTGTTTGGAACCAGTACAAAAGAGAGTACTGAAACGCGTTAGCTTCAACCGCAATTAGATAGGTGTTAGTGGTTAGGGCTAACTTTAAAGCTTTCCTAATTGTATCCCCGGGGGACAACTTCTCGTCAATTAAGTCTCGTAATACTGGTACACCGTTAATTACGGCAAACCTTCCTATTGATACATCATCGGAGTTATTTTTGTCGTTAGAGGGGTCAATCACAATAAAGTTACCTATAGTTATCTCTTGATCTAGTTGTTCTAGAGATACGTTAGGTACTTTAGCTAGGTCAATAGCAGTATTTACACTAGCTGTCTCATCATTCATAACTTCACTGTAAAAAATCTCTGGATGGCCTGCATTTAAATCTGATTCAAACTCTTCAAGTAGTTGTGAAAGGGGTTGTACTTCTTCCCAAAGAGAGGTGCCATCTTGTAGGATACCGCCTGCGATAAATTTAACCCAGCTAGGGTTGTGTTTTAACTTCTTTAATATAGAGTTTGGAGTTGGATACATGTTAGCTAGAAATAAATATAAGCAACCAGTAGGTGCTTTAGCTTTCATAGTTGTACCTAATAGTTTAGTGTATATAGCTTCACTTACAGCTTTTGAATCCGCATCTTCCCTAGTTTGTATGTCGTCGAAAATAATAACATCAGGGCGAGCGTTCTTCAGGTTAAGTCCACGGGGAGAACCGCTTTCGCCTAAAGCTGCAAGTATTATATTTCTACCCCTAAAGCCAAACTTTTTTAAATCCTGCGTATCTTTTTCTAACCCTAATCTCCAATCTCCAAAGGTAGCTTGTATGTTAGAACTATCCAAGAAGTCAATTATGTCCGCAACAATGTTAGCAGCTAGCTTAGCATTGGCTGCCTGAATAAGAATAAATTTTCTATTTGTATACAGAATTATATATAGGGCAATTAGTTTAACCCAAGCAGTTTTACCAAAGCCGCGGGGAAGTCCTAAAGCCAACTTAGAGAAATCCCTATCTTTAGCTAAGTAAGAAAGCACTAAGTCAAACGCAGCATGATAAGTTGGAGGGAAGTTAGCTAAGTGTCCTTCTGGATTAGCCAGAGCGGATAAGTAGTCAAGAGAGCTCTTAGCTAACTCCTGTACTTCACTTTGGATGAAATTGCCTTCGACCGTAGGTAACTCCAAGAGTGGAGGTTGACTAGTTACCCCTAGTGCTTCTTCTATCCTATCCTTATCCTTTAACTTAAGTATATCCCGCATATATTAGCCTTGTTGTTTTATGTACTTAGATTTTAACTTAGCTAACCTAAGCAATCCTTCTACCCTAGCTAAAGCCTCTGCCTTTCTTATATTAGTTAGCCTCTCTTCAGCTGCTTTAACCCGCATTTCCAATAGTTTGTTTGTCCTTGCTTTCATTAGCTTTCCCCTTTGCTAATAGGTCCTTAACCGCCCGGGATTGCAAAGTTACAAGAGATTGTGTGTGTTTAGTTCCATCAGAAGTTTCATGCTCTGCTTCTACCACCTGACCTATAGCATTAGTTGAGAAAGAGGCTACAGTGTGTTTAGGCATGATTAAGTTTATAACTGTACTGTTAGTTATACTACCTTGGCTAGTTAGTGTATCTGTGCCCCGCCTCTTCGCTCCATTTATAATCTGCAGTGCCTTTAGAACTTCCCCGGGCTTAGTCATATAAACCAGTACATCTTGCAACTTCTCTAATAGTTGATCTTCAAGTGAGTCATATGTAGCATCTCTGGCATTGTGTTTTTGTAACTCCACCATCCTCATATTAGCTACTTCTGTTGCAAATTCTGTGTTCGCAAGCATCTGACTTATATAACCTTCAGTCACCCCAACCGCCATAGCAACTGTCGATGGTGTTAGTCCCTTGCCTAGCATTTCTTTTATTTTAGTTTTGTTTCCATTTGTAAGCGTACTCACAATTAAACTCCCTCTTTTTAGCTCTAGTATAGCTCATTATATAGGTTAGTTATAATATATGTAAGTAGTGATTTTAGTTGTTGTTGTTTTTAGTAAGTGTTTAAATATAGGTGTCGATAAAAGTTTAGGAAAATTTTTGTGCTCCTATAGATAGGGAACGCATAGCCCAACTAAAAAAGGTTCTACCCCCCCCATACTTATATAACCCGTATTGCCAGTTCTTTACACTTTACAGCCTCACTGGTTTTAGTTAGTTATTTAGTTTTAGGTTTTGTTTTAGTTTTAGTTTTAGGTTTTGTTTTAGTTTTAGTTTTAGTTTTAGGTTTTGTTTTAGTTTTTGTTTTAGGTTTTGTTTTAGTTTTAGTTTTTAGGTTTTGTTATTTAGTTTTAGTTTTAGGTTTTGTGCCAATGTGCCAGATTGCCAGATTGCCAATGTGCCAATACGCCAGACTGCCAGACTGCCAATATGCCAATGTGCCAATGTGCCAATGTGCCAGACTGCCAATATGCCAATGTGCCGGGAGGGTTTTTGACCCCCCTTTTTGACCCCTTTTTGACCCTTTTGTCCTAGTTACGGGTATGCATAACTCCCTAGTGAGGTTAACCCTAGTGCTATGTACATAGGTAGTACCTCAGCTATAGTTACATGTATATACATAGGTAGTTATGTACATAGTTAGTTACAGCTATACATGTATAGTTAGTTACAGACTCCTATATACAGAGCTATATACAGATATACAGAGATAGTTATACCCCTATACACTTTTAACCAAAAATTAAATACCCCTAAAATGAACCGAATCCACAAATCCCCATGTTTTACATACACACCTCTAGTTAGTTACAACATACACACCTCTAGTTAGTTACAACATACACACCAACCCTGCTATCCAGATGACCCAAAAAACCCTCTGCATATATGACCCAAAAACCCTTGCGGCAGTCTGGCAATCTGGCATATTGGCTAAATGGCTAAATGGTCGGAAGGTCTAAATTTAACTTAGTTAAAATAAAAAATAAATCTTGCAACTCCAAAAAATATATGTATAATAATATCTAACGGTTAGGGAATAACTTTTATTCTTTAGTCGGCAGGTAATGACTTTAATTTTATCCAAGAGGATTGCAAAAATGAATATGACTATGAATACATACAACCAAACAGAAGTTAAAAAAAGTAACTCAACGACTCTCGTACCTTATGAAGTAGATACAGCCCTTGGCGCGGATCAATACCTTTTTGCGACTGCACCGCGCAAAAACAGGGAAGGGAAGGTTTTAGGGGAGGGGTTAAAAGCTATCTTTGATAAGCCAAAGTGGCTGTCTTCTCCAGCAATGTTAGAGGAAACTGAAGCCTTAGTGTATACATATGGAGCGGAAGAGCTTTTAAAGGAGTTTATACGAAAAGAGATTAAAGATAAAAACCTTACAGTCGGGTCTACACTAACAATACCCACCCTTGTAGACATAAAAGTTATGAGAGAATCTACAGGGACTAAGCTTCTAACTAAAGCGTCAATTGAAGAATTCTTTGAAGCTTATCTGGAAGAATCTCTCATAGCTAAGTTCATATCTAAAGGCTTTGATGATAACAAAGTGACACTAGGAACAAAAACAATACTTCTGAAGTTACAAGCTATTGCAGCTCCAAATGCGAAGTTTTCAGAAGAGGAGGCCTCTAAGTTGATAGCTTTAATTAAATCAGCTCCGCAACAGACTGCAGTTAGTAACGCAATGATTACAAGGCTAGAGAGGAAAGAAGAGGATGCGAGCATTGACGAGTTCCTATAAGTTATAGCTATCTTATAACCCTCCATAACCCTCAAAGTATGAGGGTTTATCTATTTTTACCTTTATTTATCTTAGTTATTTATTTAGGTAACTAAGCTAGAGTTAATTAAGGATACATACGATGAAAATATTTTGCTCGATAACCTCATATCCAATTCACCTGGACGGCTTTGACCTAGTTAAGTCGAATAAATCTCAACCGCACCCAATTTTCCTACTATCCAAAGACGAACTAATCAAGAATAAGGGTAACTTTTCAACCCCAAAAGAGAAGGCCTTATTCTTAATTGCACTTCTTAACAGCTATCCCCACTTAGTTATTCTTGAGGGTCTAGTGGATTATAAACAAGTAACACCAAAACAGTTAGAGGCAATACCCACAATAATCAGGCACTTTCCACGCTTCTCAAAATTACAAACTAGTGGCTATGACCTGCCAAAGCTAAGGTTAGATTCAAAATCTCTTTTAACTATAAACAACTACATAAAAATATTATTTGAAACAATAACTACAAGAGAGAGGGAAGCTATAAGCAGGAGAGAACAGAGGAAAGAGAAAGCGGCAAATAAAATCTTATCTAGTGATTCAAATAACCTAGATAAAACTTTAACTAAATGGCTGTTCCAGACGTTGGAATTTGACCACACACGAATTACTGGAGCCAATAGAAAGACTAAAAAGGGTAAAATATTTGATTACCTAGATAACTACTACAGTTATATGTTCTCTCAACTAGTAAAAAATTCAGCTAACGCGTTTAACTTTCCCTTGGCAGATATTGACGAACTATACGACTTCATCTTGGAAAACTTAGAGAATGATAACAATAACTCCCTACTTGTATTTAAAGTTCTAAATAAAGCCATAAAAGAAGTAACAGATTTAACTATAGACTTTAATTCAGTTATAGGGGAACTGGAAGCAAATAACAACACCACCTCCAACAATACCAACACGGATAAATACAAAGGTGCAAATAAGCCTATAGCAGATAACTACACCGAAAGAACTTCTTACCTTATTGACCTTGCAAGATGGAGACTAGCTAACAATGAAAAATAACACAAATAACACACCCAAACATAAAGTTGAAGAAATAATTAAAGCTATGTTACCTATGGATAACTTTGCAGATAACTTTATAAAAGGAACTAAATCCCCAAATAGAGTACAGCTATTCAAAGAGTTTCTAACTAAGCCAAACCTTTTATACAGGAACCAGTCAAAATTATTGGATTCTTACTATTTCAAAACTGTAACAGTAGCAGAAATGATTAAGTTAGTCAATGGGTCTAAGGGTAACTACTATTCTTTTTTCAGCCCTCTCACTGACTTTGAGTTAATTAACGCGTCAAATATAATCATACATTATAGGGATGCAATTAAAGAGTTAAATATACCCCCAATTGCACTAGTACTAGTTAGGGATTATTACCCTATAATTAGAGCACCAATAACAGAACTGAGAATCTTATAACTAGATTCCAACTAAACAACTATAGGAGTTAGCTATGGCTACAAAATTAAGAGTAACTCTAACAACAAAATTGTTAGAGGCTATCGCAACCAATGAAGAGTTAAACTATAACTTCAAAGATGAAATAACTAGGATAGTTAAACCAGCCCTATTCAAAGTAGGAATAGGTGCAGTTAAAACAATAACAACTAGAGAGTTAACCTTAGAGGAAAAAGTTAAAAGAAACATTGCAACCGATGAAGAGTTAGATATATATGAACAGCAGTTAATGGCTGAGTTATAAATAAAGGGGTACTGACAATGAAACAATACATAACTAAGATAGACAAGAGCCAAGGCCTAGTTATAACTGTAGAGTACTCTAAAAGGTTTAGAGCAACTAAATGGTATAAAAAACTAGCTGCTGCCTCCTTAAAGAACCATACAGTTATTGCAGTTGAAAATGTGGATAGATATGGTAACTTTACACATGAAGTGTTACTGGTAAATGCTAAGAAAATAGCTTTAGCTAGAAGACTAATCCTTAACTTTGACGATTTTGAAACAGTTATATTTAAATAGTTATTTAATACAAAGGGTGTTAGATATGAACCAACTTAGAGTACAACAATTAATAGAGAAGGCTAGAGCAGCTCAGGCGGCGAGAGTCACAAATACAACTAACAATATAAGTACAACTATAACTAACAGAGAAACAGAAAAAACAATAACAATTCTAAATAAGTATAATGAAGCTGTAACTCTAAATAAAGAACAAGTATATGCGACGGAACTAGCCTCTAAACTACAATCATTTGTACTTGTAGGTGCAGCAGGTACGGGTAAAACTACAGGTACTTATGGAGTAATAGAGAAGTTAGGGCAGAATAAATCTATTCCAATTATAGAAGCAGACGGGCATAGATACTTAAAAGGAGGAACCCCCGGCATTATTGGCGTTGCCTATACAAGGAATGCTGTAAACAATTTAAAGAAGTCTTTACCTCTTTCCATGCATAATAATGTTCTAACTATTCATAAACTATTAGAATATGCACCTGTATTCCACGAAGATGTAGATAGTGAGGGATACTTACACACGAAAAGAGTATTCGAACCAAGGAGAAACGCAAGTAATCCTATAAACCCAACTGTAAAAGTGATTATTATTGAAGAAGCCTCCATGGTATCGCTAGATTTGTATAAACAACTACTGGACGCACTACAACACAAAGTAATGTTTATCTTTATTGGGGATATTAACCAGATACCCCCAATTTTTGGTTCCAGTATATTAGGCTTTGCCTGCCTTAACTTACCTGTAGTTGAACTAACTCATGTATACAGAAATGCAGGGCCAATCATACAACTAGCTCATAGAATACTAGAGGGTAGGCCAATACCCAAATCAGAGTGGTCTAAATATGAAGTACCAGATGTAATAAGAATACAAAGTTGGAAGAAGAGACTGTATCCAGAAGATGCGGTACACCTAGCAGCAAAAAGAGTTATACAACTAATAGAAGCTAACTACTTTGATATAGAAAAAGATATGTTACTTTGTCCTTACAACAAAGCCTTTGGAACAATAGAGTTAAACAAGATAATTGCAAATCACCTAACCCTGCAAAGAGGGGCAACTACCTATGAGATAGTTACAGGATTCTCAACTATGTATCTTGCGGTTGGGGATAGAGTACTTCTAGACAAAGAGTTAGGAACAATAGTTTCAATAAAGACTAACGTGGGTTATACAGGCAAGGCACCCCAGAAGGAATCCAAGTACTTAGATAGATGGGGGATAACCAACATGCCGACGGAATCAGAGTTAGTTACTTACAATACAGATGCTGCTAAAGAGGATGACCTAGATACACTCTTGTCGGGTATGACCTCTATTAGTGACGAAACAGAGGATAGAAAGAGGCAAGCTAGTCATGTTGTAGGAGTAGTTTTAGATAGGCACGATGAAGAGGATGAAATTATAGAACTAACTAGTGCAGGGGAAATAAACAACCTATTGCTAGGATACTCTATGACTATCCATAAAGCGCAAGGCTCTGAATGGAGAAGAGTTATATTAGCCTTACACCGCTCGCACAATACTATGTTAGCTAGAGAACTACTGTATACAGCAGTTACACGGGCTAGAGAATCTTTATATACTATTTGTGAAGAAGATACTTTTGAAAGGGGTATAGTTAAGCAGCGTATAACGGGGGATACTTTAGAGGAGAAGGCAGAATTCTTTAAAGGTAAAGTAATTGAAAACGAAATGGGAGAAATAAGGTATTGTTAGAGATAAAAAAGCAGATAGTATTTAAAAAAGACCTTAAGTTAAACCCTAAGAGAGTTAATAAAAAAGCTAGTCAAATAAGAAGGAGGTTTTTAGAGCTTGTTAAGATAGACAAAGCAGATAAAGAGCTAGGCGAAGAAGAAGAAGAAAAGCTTACAGAAACGTTAGTAAGGTAAAAAATTTTCAATGACAGCCTGCCCAAAAAAAGGGTATAATAAAATTCCAAGGCGAAAAGAATAATACCCATTAAACTTTTGGGCCTTGTTTTAATTTATATAAATTAACCTAACAAAAAGGATAACACCATGCAAAAAGTTAAGCAGCCGTTCTATTTCCGCAAAGACGAGGAAGGTAACAAGAGAGATACAGTTGAAGTTGAAGTCCCAACTTTAGAGGTTTCAGATGTTTTAGAGTATCTAAACGATGAAGAAGCTATAAGCGTCCATAGCTGGATTCTTGATGGCATCAACTCACAAATTGTTACAGCAGCGCGGAAGCAAGTAGACGCCAGACCAGATTTTGTAACTGGCGACTTATTAAACGAAGACCAGTTAGATATTAGCTACCTAGCTAGTATTCCTAAATCAACTAGAGGCCTAGGACTAACTAAAGAAGATTGGGAAGATTTTATCCAAGACTATGTACATGTTATGACTACTACCCTAGCTAAAGAACCAGAGAAGGCAGAGAAGGCAGCGGCCTTATTGAAAGGTAAGTTCAATGCAGTTAAAACTAACAAAGCTGTTATAGAAGTTCTTGTATCCTTGTTATCTCAATGGTTTACAACTACAGATAACGCGGCTAAATACTCAGCTATCTATGAGTATCTATCATCCCGTGCGGAACAGTTGTTAGCACAAGATGAGCAAGAGTTGGCAGACTTCTTAGATTAACTGACCAAGGCAACTACACTAGAAGCTTAGGGTAGTTGTCTTATAGATGGTCTAACTTAGTTTAGATTATCTATAAGACAACTGGTAATAAAAACAAGACAAGGTTAATTCTTATGACTAAGAAAGGAGATTCAACCTACAAAAAATACTGGATTCAGTTAAAACAAAACCCAAATATCTTAATCAAGTATGACATAGAGCCAAGAAAGCAAACTAGATTTATTCGCATGGTTCAAAAGTTAAAATGGTTAGATAACAAGTATAAACAAAAGTTTCCCGGAGCAAGACTAGTTGCGTACAGGAAAGAAACTTATTTAAAATTAATGTTAATAACAAGCAAGTCAAAAGCGTTATAGGAGCCAGTACTATGGATTTACAAGAACAGCTAACAGCAGAGATTCTAACACTAGAGGAACAACTATTAGAAGTTTCCCCTCTCATGCCTCAAACTCTTAGAAAGATTCATACAGAATTAGCTAAGAACCCACAACTTATACAGCCTTTAACTGATGAACAAATTGCAGTTATAACCAAAGGCTTACAGAAGTATACAGAAACTGAAATAATTACGGCTAAAGAAAAGAAAAGGAAGCCTTCTCTGAAGAAGGTAACTTTGAATGACCTCCTATAAATCTAAAGATATAACTATAACTTATAGAGATGTAATCTTTCTTATATTTTGGAAACAGTTAACAGCTACAAATAAGCCAAAACAGATAATTGAGAGATTCAAGCCTATAACTAAAGGTTACAAAGATACAGCGAGAGGTTGGCCACCTAGGGAACTAACTATAACTAAAAGTGAAAACTCTCACCTAATTATTTCAGCACTTATAAACCTAAACAGAACACTTGCTACAGGTATTAACTATAACCTATACGGATACAGTGATTCAAATAACCTTATCCATATAGCTAACTTAGTTATAAAATACCTGCCAGATTTAGATGTTTATAAGTTACTTCAAGAGGAATTCCTAGAATGAAAACACAAGCACTTAAAACTCTTAGCTACTCTGGAGGGCTAACATTACATGCCTGCCCGCGTCGGTATCAGCTAGACAAACTAATTACAGATAGAAGGCCTCAAGATAGTAGAAGTGTTACCTTTGCCTACGGCCATGCAATAGGGGAAGGGATACAATCAATCTTAGCTAGGGACACCCTAGAAGAAACTATATTTAAGATGTTTCTTATTTGGGACTATGACCTGTTAGAGTCAGAGCCTAGAACTAAAAAGTCTTTCGCAATGGCGGTCTTAGCTATCTATAAATTCTTAGATTACTATGAACATAGTGACCTAGCCAATTATGAAGTTGCTACAATAAAAGGTAAATCAGCAACAGAACTATCCTTTGCAATTAACCTTCCTGATGGTTACAGATACAGGGGATTTATTGATGTTGTACTAGCCCACAAAGAAACAGGAGCATTAAAGGTATTAGAGTTAAAAACTACAGGCTTCACTAATCTTAATCCAGCTATGTACTGTAACTCTAGCCAAGCACTAGGATATGCGGTGGTGTTAGACACCCTCAAAGACAACAACATAGGAGCTAGTTTTGATGTTGAATACTTAGTGTACAAAAGCTCTAAGCAAGAGTTTGAAAACTTTACATTTACAAAGTTGTTCAATCAGAAAGTTAGTTGGATACAGGATACTCTTAAGGATTGTGACCATATTACAGACTACATAGAAGAGAATCACTTCCCTAAGAGAGGGGAGTCTTGTTACCACTTCTTCAGAGAATGCCCTCACTTACCTTATTGTAACTTAAAAGACAAAAACTTAAAGTTAGATTTGGAAGCAATTAAAGAAGACGATACAGATTACACAATAGAATTAAACCTTTTAGATATTATAGAATCAATGGAGAAATAAAATGGAACTAAGAGAATTTTTGAAAAGATTTAACGCATCTGCTTCAGATATTGCCGCGCTAAGCGGTGAAGAAGCCATCAAAGCGGTGGAGAAAGACGGCTATGCGTTGAAATACGTGAAAGAACAGACGCCAGAAATCT